GGCGATGCGGGATTTGACCGGTCAGGTGCTTTAAGCGGCAGCGCAGCGGGGTGGGGAACAGTGGGAGGTTATTGAGTTCCCAGCCATTCTACCTTCGGGCAAACTTCTGTGGCCAGAATTCTGGAGTATGGAAGAGATGGAAGCGCTCCGCGAGGAATTGCCCAACAGCAAGTGGCAAGCGCAGTATCAGCAGAATCCAGTAGGTAACGAGTCGGCCATTGTTAAGCGGGATTGGTGGAAATGGTGGGAACCCGAGCGGCCACCGGTATGTGAGTACATTTTGCAGACGTGGGACACCGCGTTTGAGAAAAACAACCGGGCTGACTACTCCGCAGGAACGACTTGGGGGATATTTAAGAATGATGAAGACAATGGGCAGTCGAACATCATCTTGCTCAACACGTACAAGAAGCGGGTTGAGTATCCAGATTTGAAACGTGACGTGCTTGAGGAGTACAAAGAGTACGAACCGGATGGGATTTTGATTGAGAAGAAGGCGTCTGGTGCGCCCCTTATCTACGACTTACGGGCGATGGGGATTCCGGTGCAGGAGTACACGCCGAGTAAGGGTCAGGATAAAGTTGCCCGTTTGAACTCCGTCTCAGACATAATTGCGTCGGGCAAGGTATGGGTGCCCCGCACGCGCTGGGCAGAAGAGTTAGTAGATGAGATTGCAGAGTTCCCGTCGGGCGAGCATGACGACTTGGTTGACGCGACGACTCTGGCGCTCATGAGATTTAGACAAGGTGGGTTCTTGCGCTTACCTAGCGATGAGCCTGAAGAGACTACGTATTTTCGGAGCCGCAGCAAAGAGCGGTTCTACACAGTGTAAGGACACAAAATGGCAACAAGCTCAATGGACAAATCACTTTATCAGGCCCCTATGGGCCTTTCCGACTTGGCCGAACAGCCTGACTTGGAGATTGAGATTGAAGATCCGGAGTCGGTAAGCATCCACGCGGAAGGCTTAGATATTGACCTGAAGCCACGCATAGAAACATCAGCAGACTTTGATGCCAACCTTGCTGACTATATGGACGACAAGGACTTGGCGATCCTAAGTTCTGATCTTGTTGACGACTTTGATAAAGACTCGATGGATCGCAAAGATTGGATCAGAACCTATGTGGAGGGTTTGAAATTGTTGGGTTTGAAGTACGAGGAGCGTACAGAACCTTGGCAGGGGGCCTGCGGAGTGTTTCATCCTATGCTGACAGAGTCTGTGGTTAGGTTTCAGTCAGAAGGAATCACTGAAACATTCCCTGCTATGGGGCCAGTAAAGACTAAGATTGTTGGTAAAGACACTCCGGAATCTGAGGAGGCGGCTGCCCGCGTGCAGGAGGACATGAATTACCAGTTGACAGAAGTTATGACTGAGTACCGCCCAGAACATGAAAAGATGCTGTGGAACCTACCGTTGGCGGGTTCAGCGTTTAAAAAAGTTTACTACGATCCAAGCAAGGGTCGTCAAGCGGCAGTTTTTATCCCCGCTGAAGACATAGTTGTACCTTATGGCGCGACTAGCTTGGAGACAGCCGAGCGCGTCACGCACGTCATGCGAAAGACAGAAAACGAAGTTCTTCGGTTGCAAGATGCTGGGTTTTATAGCGACGTGGACTTAGGTGACCCCGGCTATGAGCTAGATGATATTGAGAAGCAGAAGGCCGAAGAAGACGGTATGTCCGCTACTCAGGATGATAGGTATCGTATTCTTGAGATGCACGTTGATTTGGACTTGCCCGGGTTTGAGCATAAAAAGAAGGGCAAACTTACGGGCATTGCCTTACCTTACGTGGTTACTTTAGAAAAAGCTACTGGCACTATCCTAGCTATTCGGAGAAATTGGTATGAAGACGACAAACTCCACCTCAAACGCCAGCACTTCGTCCACTACCAATACATCCCCGGTTTTGGGTTCTATGGTTACGGACTCATCCACCTCATTGGTGGGTATGCTAAGTCAGCTACCATGCTCATCCGACAACTTGTTGATGCTGGCACGTTATCTAACTTACCCGGAGGTCTTAAATCTCGCGGCCTACGCATTAAGGGAGACGACACCCCCATCCAGCCCGGAGAGTTCCGAGACGTAGATGTCCCCTCCGGCAGCATCCGTGACAACATCTTACCGCTTCCGTACAAGGAGCCAAGCCAGACTTTGTTTGCTTTGTTCCAGAAAATCGTAGAGGAAGGTCGGGCGTTCGCCTCCAGCGGAGACATGAACGTGTCTGATATGAGCGCCAACGCCCCAGTAGGTACAACATTGGCGCTGTTGGAGCGGACTCTTAAAGTAATGGGCGCTATCCAAGCCCGTATGCACTTTACTATGAAGCAAGAGTTCAAGTTGCTCAAGGTAATCATTGCAGACTACGCCCCCGAGGACTATGACTATGAGCCAGAGGAAGGTAGCCGCGCTGCCCGTAAGTCTGACTACGACATGGTGGACGTAATTCCTGTAAGTGACCCCAACGCTGCGACTATGGCACAAAAGATTGTGCAGTATCAGGCAGTTATGCAGTTGGCTCAACAAGCGCCGCAGCTATACGACATGGCTTTTTTACACCGCCAGATGATTGAAGTTTTGGGGGTTAAAAACGCCAGCAAGCTAGTCAAAACAGAAGATGATGCAACACCTGTTGACCCCGTATCAGAAAACCAAGCGCTTCTGACTATGAAGCCCGTTAAAGCGTTTATGGAGCAGAACCACGAAGCCCATATTCAAGTTCATACCGCTGCTATACAGGATCCAAAGATTCAACAGTTGATGCAGGCTAATCCAATGGCGCAGCAAATTATGGCGGCAGCAATGGCGCACATAAACGAGCACATTGCGTTTGAGTATCGCAAGCAGATAGAAATGGCAATTGGCACGCCGCTGCCTACAGAGGAACAGAACAAACAAGTTTCTCCGGAGTTAGCTGATCGGATTGCCATGATGACTGCGCAAGCATCACAACAACTTCTACAGCAGAACCAGCAACAAGCTAAACAGCAACAAGCCCAGCAACAAATGCAAGATCCAATCGTTCAGATGCAGATGCAAGAACTTCAGATTAAGCAGGGCGAGTTGCAGTTGAAACAGCAGAAACAAGCCACGGACGCTGCGGCCAAGGCGGATCAAATCAGGATTGAAGAGTCCCGGATTGCGGTTCAAAAGGAAATTGCCGTTATGCAAGTTGCGGCAAATTCCGCCGCAAAGCTTGATCAAATGAATAAGAAAGCTGAATCTGACGGGGCGCGTATGGGTGTTGATATTGCAAAACACAAGGCACAAATACAGCAACAACGGTTTCAGACACAGCAAAACAGACAACAACCGAGAAGGGACAGTAAATGAACCAGCAAGCGCTTTTACACCTCCTCAAGGAAATTGACAAGTTACGCGAGGATCAAGCCGTTTTTTTAAACGGCGGTGGCGCGAAGGATTTTGCCGAGTACCGGCATGTTTGCGGAGTTATTCGGGGTCTAACTCATGCAGATCAACTTGTCAGAGACCTTGCGCAAAAACTGGAGTATTCCGATGACTGAATTTGATGTCGCTGCTGTCGATTTGACAAGTATTCTTAACACGAGTGCCGAAGATAAAGCAAAGCAGTTGCCCGACCCTAAAACTTTCCGACTTCTGTGCGTTGTTCCTGAAGCAATGGAAGAGTTTGCGGATAGTGAAATTGGTATTGTTAAATCAAACCAATCCATGCACTATGAAGAAGTACTGACCCCAGTACTATTTGTAGTAAAGCTAGGCCCCGATGCCTATACAGATACCGTTCGGTTCCCTAATGGGCCGTCGTGCAAGGAGGGTGACTTCGTCATCGTCCGCCCCAATTCAGGAACCCGCCTGAAGATTCATGGTCGTGAATTCCGCATCATTAACGATGATTCGGTTGAAGCGGTTGTGGAAGATCCCCGTGGTATTACACGAGCAGCATAAGGAGTAACACATGGCAACGCAAAAGTTTGAAGACACCTACGAGTTTCCCGATGAGAAAGCAGAGAAAGCTGCTGAAGAGAAATTTGAAGTTGAGATTGAGGACGACACCCCACAGGAAGATCGTGGTCGCAAGCCCATGAAG